CAATATGGTTTCAGATGCAGCACGCAAGGCAGCAGATACTAGAACTCGTATTGCAAACTTTTATGTAACAAACTCTGACCTACAACTGCAGATGTACACAGCAGCAGACTGGTATAACACCTACGGTCTTGGTATCGGTATGGTTGAGATGGACTTTGAGGACAACAATCCTCGTATCCGTATGCTCAACCCATTCGGTACCTATCCAGAGTTAGATCGTTATGGTCGTGTAATGTCTGTTACTCAGGTAATCGTTACCGATGCAGAGACACTAGCTGCACAATACCCAGAGTATTACGATTTAATCCTAGGTAAGAACCAGTATGCTCTATCTTCTCCTTATATCTCAATGGTCAAGTACCACGACAAAGAACAAGATTTGCTTTACCTACCAGAGCGTAAGAACCTAGTTCTATCACGCACACCAAACATCTTGGGTAAGGCTATGGCATCTGTCATTATGCGCTCATCCCTAGATGGTGAAGCACGTGGACAGTTTGATGATGTTCTATCAGTACAACTTGCTCGTGCTCGCTTTGCAGTATTGCAGATCCAAGCAGCAGAAAAGTCTATCCAAGCACCTATTGCTATCCCACAAGATGTGCAAGAGTTGGCACTTGGTCCAGATGCAATTATGCGTTCTGCTAACCCACAAGGTATTCGTCGTGTTCCACTAGAACTACCACCTGGAATCTTTACAGAATCTGGTGTGCTAGAGCGTGAACTTCGTTTAGGATCTCGCTACCCTGAATCTCGTTCAGGTAACATTGAAGCATCAGTAGTTACTGGTCGTGGTGTGCAAGCACTACAAGCAGGCTTTGATACACAGATCAAGTCAGCACAAGCACAGTTTGCTCGTATGTTCCAAGAACTTATCTCAGTTTGCTTTGAAGCAGATGAGAAAGTATTTGGTGGTATTCCAAAGACCATCAAGGGAACAGATGATGGAACACCTTACGTTCTTAAGTATACACCATCTCGTGACATCAAGGGTGAGTATGGTGTAGATGTACGCTACGGAATTATGTCCGGTATGGACCCTAACCGTGCCATCATTGCATTGCTACAAATGCGTTCAGACAAGCTCGTATCTCGTGACTATGTACGTCGTGAGATCCCAATGGACTTGAACGTAACTCAGGAGGAACAACGTGTTGATATTGAAGAAATGCGCGATTCTTTGCGTGTTGCTGTTGCACAGTATGCTCAGGCGATACCAGAACTCGCGGCGCAAGGCCAAGACCCTAGCCAAATTATCACCCGCATTGCAAGTGTTATCCAAGGTCGGCAAAAGGGGCAATCGTTAGAATCGGTTGTCGAAAAAGCATTTATGCCAGAACCACAACCTCCAGCCCAAGAGATGCCACCTATGGCACCAGGTATGGAACAACAACTTCCAGCAGCAGGTGCGGCCCCCGCCCCAGCCTCAGCGCAACCTCCACAAGAACAAGGTGGTATGGCCCCTGCTGCTGGTCAAAGACCCGATATAGCCCAATTACTCGCTGGTATCACCGGCGCAGCTTAAGCAGAGGAGGTGTAAATATGAACAAGGGATCTCGCGCAGCAGCGCCAATGTCAAAGCCAGTAGAAGGCAAGAAGGACGCATCTAAGCCAGCAGGTGGCAAGGTAGTTCCATCAATGATGCCAGCAGGCCGTCGTGGCAACGCAGTAAAAAAGGGATAATACTTTTAACGGAAGGAGCACTGGGCGATGAAGGATAGCAATCATATTTCTCGTCCAGTGCGACTTCTTGATTTTGTAGTTATCGGTGTGGGTTTCCTACACAACATTGCTTCATCTGTTGAAACATTAACAGGTGAACTAATGGAGATAGCAATTTACCAATCAAATCATCTTACTCAAACCAATAGAGCTTGGGAAGATATGACAGCAGATTTAGAAAAATTAGAGGAGGACAAATGACAACTGCACCGATGAACCCAAAAGCAGGCGTATCAGGTCCAGGTAAGTATTCAGTTCGTACTGATAAATTAACTATGGGTTCTACTTCATACGGCGAAGGCGTTGAGACACAGGCTATTAAATCTGGTGCTCCGCTAGCTAAGACTGCAGATACTCGTCCAATTCCTGCATCACGTTTACGTGAACAAGCAGTAACTCCACTTTATGCACCAACTGAGCGCCCAGATGAGCCAGTAACTGCAGGCATTGACCAAGGAGCAGGTCCAGGGTCTAATGCTTTGATGGTTAATCAACCAGATGATTACACAAATTTTAACGCTAACATTCAGTCTTACACTCCAGTACTTTCATACATTGCATCTTTGCAAAATACATCACCAGAAACACGTAGAGCTATTAGACAACTAAGGGATTCTCTGTGAGTGTATGGAACAGAATTGGTGATGTAGCATCAACTGCTGCTAAAAACGCATTTAAGTTTGGTGGAGAAGTTGTCGGTGCAGGCACTGGAGTTGCACGCTTTGCGTGGGATGTAGGTACTGCGCCTTGGAATGACCAAGCTCAATACAATGGTTTTATTCAACCGTTCAAAACTGCTGCAGCAAAAGAAGGCGGAAATATAGTTAAGCCTCTTGCATCTGCAGGCGGTGCAATTATGAAGGTTCCTGGTGTACAGCCAGCACTTGAGCGTATTAGTTATGTCAATCGTGAGTATATTCGTGAGCCATTAACTACTGTTTCTTTAGTACAAGCCGACATTTTTTCAGGTCGTGAACCAGTTACAGGTTATTTTGATCCTAATTTGTGGCGCAAGGCCTACACAGGCGCACAAGATATTTCATTTGGGCAAGCAAGTGTGGGTGCATACCGTTCAATCTACGACCCAAAGTTTAACATTTACGATCCTAAGCAACGAGATGCTGCATTTAAGGATAGCGCTTGGGGTAAAGGGTTATCTGGTACTTACGATCTTAGCGCTCAATTATTTGGAGATGTAACTCTTGGAGCTGCTAAGGGAATAAAAGTATTAAAGGCATCTGAACTAGGTGTTGGTAAGTTAAGTAATGCAGATGCTGTAGCAAAAGCAGCAGAAGGTATTACAAAAGCACAATACGGTGAGGTAAACCGCTTTACTAAAGTGCTAGATGACTTTACTGCTAACGATTCAGCCTATGCTATTAGCCATCCAATGGTTAAATCTTCATCTAACCCAGGATTGCTAGCGCATTTACTAGGTGATTCTATAGATCGTGACGAAACAGCGTTAATTCTGCGTTCTGCTATGGCAGATCCTATAGCTATGGATGAATTGCGCTCCCTACGTCGCTATACAACTGATGCATTAGAGACTGCTCGTGGAGATTTATCATCTGTTGATGAGTGGAAACTGTTTTCTGCACCAGATGAATCTGGAATGATTCCATTCCTTAACGATAACCCAGCGGTTGTACAAGATGCACTTGCCAACTACTCATCCCTTGCAGAAGGCGACAAGTATTTTGCAAAGTTAATGGAGATTGGCCAAGGCGGCGGTATTCTTACACGCACAACCGGAAAAGGTTTGCAAGGTATAGAAGATTTAGTAGCGCAAGGACGAGCAACTAGGTTTTATGACAAGGTAACTGGCAACCCTCGCGTAGAGGTTTTCCAACCAACACCTTTTCACCGTTTATATCAAAAGATTTCTTGGGGTCTAAAAGAAAGACCTGCAGGTTTGATTGACTTTAACGATGCAGATTCTTACAAAGAAATAATTGCAACTATAAATGTTATTGGACCAGATACTTCACGAGCAATAGTACCAAGACCAAGACCATTACGCGGTCTTAATCTTTTTACAGAACAAGAATCTAAATCTTTATTAGATAACTATATTGGTGCTCGTACACCCGAAGAACGTATGGCTGCAGCACTTAATCTTGAAAATGCAACATTTCGCAGATTAACAGATAAATATGATATTGATGAAAATCTTGCTACCAAGATTTACAACAACTACAAAGGCGCTAGAACTTCAGCTCTAAAGTCTATTCAAGATAAAGGTTTTATGGTTGATGTAGATGGGTCAATCATCAAGGTACCACAACTAGAATCTCAGACAGCAGATTTCTTGCCTATGATGGACTTTAAGTTAATGGATAATCTGCTTAAACGCAATGCTTCTGCTATTCGCGGTCTTACTGGCGGTGTAAATGATATCGTTCTAAATACTGCAGATCTATTACAAGATTTCTTTAAGGCAGGAGCGCTACTCCGTCTTGGCTATACACAGCGTAATGCTATTGATTCTCAGCTTCGTATTGCTGCATCTGTTGGTTCAATGGCAACATTACGACACCTAGGCCCTGGTCTTAAAAATCTTATTAACAATACTGTTCCTGTTCCAGCACGTCTTGTTGACACTTACCGAGCAGTAGATTCTGGCAGAAACATTAAACAAGTTCAACAAGCTACTACAAAAGTAATGAATGAACTTAAAGATCTAAAGGGCAAGATTGCTTCATTAGAAGCAAGACTATCTTTGAAGCCAGATGACCTTGATGCAGTTGGTGAATTAAATACATTGCAACTTTTACAAGAAGAAAAATTATCTGTATACAATCACTACACAGATATACTTAATCGCAAGGGTATTGCTGATCCAAAGCAAAAAATTGGTAGTGGTTCATACAAGGTAACAACATCAGATGGCGAAGTCTATGATTTAGATGATGCTTTTGGTGGCCCACTTGGTGATATGTTCCGTCGTATTGCATCTTCTGGTAACTCATTTGAGCGATTAGTAGACAGTAATGCACAGGCTTTTATTAAGAAACTGTCATCAAAGGGTATAGGCGTTGTTCGACCAACAGATCCTGCATACTTTGAACAATGGGCGCAAACACTGCGTCAACAGTTTGGTAACTCTGCGGTAGTTAATAAAATTGCTAATGGTGAATCTATTGAAGATATCACTAAATGGCTACGTAACTCACCAGAGGGTCGTGACCTTCGCAAGCGCTTAGCAATTAGGTCAGATGATTCACAAGAATATGTTGAAAGAGTTAATGGCTTTTTTGACCAATACTTACCTATTGAATCAGGGCTTCGTAGCAAACTTAAGGATCTTACAGCAGCCGATTTGCGTTCTGCTTTTGATGATCCAAATGATTTGCCACTTATTCACGGTCACGTACTTGAGGAAACATTGTTTAATAAGTCTGCAATTCAAATAGATAAGTTAATTAATGGCCTTTTTAAGTTAATTGGAACATTGCCTGAAGATGCTTGGGCAAGAAACCCTCTTTACATTGAACTGTACCGCCGTGAAGCACGTCGTCGTCTTGACATTATGACAGGCCAAAAGGTTGAACGTCTCACACTAGATGAGCAATCTCAGTTAATGGCTCAATCTCATAAGGTTGCACTTCGTGAAATGAAAGGCATTCTATTTAATATCGAACGCCGAAGCAATCTTGCTACAGCTTTCAAATACATCAGTCCGTTTTTCTCTGCACAAGAGAACTCATACAAGACTTGGCTTAAGTTAGCAGCAGCTAATCCTGCAATCGTTAACCGAGGTTACCTAGTATGGAACTCACCTAACCAAGCAGGTCTTGTTACAGACCAAGAAGGCAATATGGTCCCAGCAGGTCAAACATCCGGTAATGATATTATCTGGCTTGGCGTACCAAAAGGATTACAAAACATCCGAGGACTTGAATCTTTAACAAAGATGGGTATCCCAAAGGCATCATTAGATATCCTATTCCAAGGCGGATTAGATATGCTATATATGAAGGGCAACCCAAATGTATTTAGCGACATCTTTCCAGTAGGTCCTTATGTTGGAATTCCTGTATCAGAACTTGTCAAGCGTCAACCTTCATTAGAAGAATCTTTTAAGTGGGCATTGCCATATGGTCCATCTAAAGATGCACTAGCCGGTCTTACACCTGCTTGGTTCCAAAGACAACGCACTAAAGCTGCAGGACTAGAAGATCCAGCATTTGCTAAAAGTTTTATGCTTATCTGGAATACAGAAGAACAACGTGCAAAGCGCAACGGTAGAGATCCACTTCCAACGAGCAAAATCCTTAAGATGACTAAGGACTATTGGAATATGCGTATGTGGGCTAACTTGATTATGCCATTTGCTCCACGCTTTGATAGTCCTTACAAGTTCTATATGGATAAGTCTCGTGAATACGACAGACTTTATGGAGTTGAATCAAGCACTAAATTCTTTGATGATTTCCCAGAGTTCTTCTCGTTCTCTGCAAGTCTTTCATCTAATCCAACTAATGTACAGTCTTCTGTACAGGCAGTAGAAAACATCAAGAAGTATCAAGGATTGGTTTCAGATTTAGTAAAGATTGAACCTCGCCTTGTAGGTCTTGTTACTAATAATTTTTCAGGCTACGAATTCTCTCAAGCAGCATACAACTATCTGTACAGAAAAAACATAGCACCAGACTCACCAGAGAAGTTCTTGTCATCTATATCACCAGCAGAAGCACAAAAGAAAAACGAAGCTGAAAAAGGTTGGATTCAATACAACCGTATTATGGATGCTATTGACAATGATCTTCAAGATCGCGGTCTTACATCAATACAGCAAAAGGGTGCAGAAGATTTAGCAATTCTTAAAGCAGATTTTATTGCTAAGCTTGCTCAAAAAACAGATGCTGACGGAAACCCAATCATCAATCCAATAAGTGGTCAAATTGAACCGACTGATTGGTATAATGATTACCTAGATTCAGATGGATCTAAAACTAACAGAGTAATTGTTGGTCTTGGAAAGATTCTTACAAATGATAAGTTTATTAAAACCAATAAGAATAACCCAACTTGGAAGTCAGTATCTGCCTACTTAGATGTACGTAAGGCTATTGCTACAGAACTTGCAGGTCGTAAAGTTAAGTCAATCAATGCTAAGGCTAATACTGATTTGCGATTTTTGTATGATGGAGTTGTTAATAAACTCAAGCAAGATGACAAACTAGGGTTTGCTTATATATATGACCGCTTCTTGTCACAAGACCTTATATACGATAAGTATTTAACACCAAAGGAAGAGAGTAACTAGTGGCGTATTCAGAAGAAACGAAAGCTGCTCTTAGAAAAGCAGGTTATTCAGATGAAGAAATTGCCAAGAAAGAAGCAGAAGCCGCCGCTCTTGCTGGTAGTTCATCTGGCCCAACTGGTCCAGTTGCACCAAAGGTAACTTCAACTAGATACCCATCTATTTCTAGCCCTACTCAGGCAACACAACTTATCAACAAGGTATTTCAAGATGTATTAAAGCGTGATGCTACTGCTGCTGAAATGAAGAAGTTTAAGCCATTACTTAAAGCAGCACAGGAAAAGAACGCCTCTACTCAAACATATACTGTTAAAGGTACTGTTGGCACTCAGGCAACTACAGGTGGGCTAGATGCTGATACCTGGTTATTGCTTCAACTCCAAGGCGATCCTGCATACAAGGCAGAGCTTGACAAAGTTAAGTTTACTGATCCTTACCTATTTCAACGTCAGTCAGATAAGAAGTTATACGAAGATGCTATTGCTGCAGCAGGTAACGACGCTGCCAAGTTAGCAGAAGTAGAAGCAACTACGACTTATGGACGAGGACTCAAAGATCTTAGGGATGCTATTGAAACAGCACGCCTTGCATCTGGTGCAGAACTTACAGATATTGAAATTAATGACCTTGCACAAGAGGCATACGATAAGGGTCTTGATAGAGAACGCAATTCTTTTAACGCATTCCTTGATAGTAAGTTTAAGTTCAGCGCTACAGGAGCCAAGGGCAAAGCAGGCGAGCAACTAGCAGATCTGCAAGCAGTCGCAGCAGCTAACGGACTAGACTTACAAAAGGCTTTTGGTACACAACTACCTAGTTGGTTTGCAGCCATTAATAAGGGTGAATCTATTGATACATACAAGAAGATGATCCGTGATGTAGCCAAGATTGGTATGCCACAGAACATTGCATCTATGCTTGATAATGGTGTTGACTTAGATGCTATCTATTCACCATACAAAAACGTTATGGCATCTGTATTAGAGATTAACCCACAGTCAATCACTCTTAATGACCCATTATTGCGTAGTGCAATTACTGGTGAGAAAGAACTTCCTATCTACGAATTCCAGCGTCAACTCCGTAAGGACTCTCGCTGGCAGTACACCAATCAGGCTAAAGAAGAAGTATCTGATGTAGCACTTAAAGTCCTTCGTGACTTTGGATTCCAGGGGTAAACAATGGCAGATGTAAATTCGGCATTAAGAAAGTTACAATCCGGTCAAACATTAACACCTGAAGAACGAAAAGTATTAGGTATGTCTCCAGCAAATGATATGGCAAATACTCAGATGACCTCTAGTGGTACTCCACCTAAAGGTCCAACAGGACCTACTAGCCCTATTTTTGGTGATCCTAATGCTAGCCCTGCTGGAATACCTACAGGCACACCTACAGGAACACCAACTGGTACTCCTGCTGAAGCAACAATTTACACAGCTCCAGATGGAAAAATTTTTACAGATATTAATGCTTACAATACATACATAAAGACAACTAGAGGTCAGTCTGCTTATGACCTACTATTTGACCGATTTAACGAATATGGAATGGGCGCCCTAGTAGAGCCACTTAAGGGTTTTATTCAAGATGGATTATCTTCGTCAGAGTTTACTCTCCGCTTACGCGATACAGATGCCTACAAGAAGCGCTTTGCTGCTAACGCACAACGCATTGCTAAGGGATTATCTGCTCTTAGTGAGTCTCAGTACATTGACCTTGAAGACCAGTATCAGAACATTATGCGTAACTACGGACTTCCTGCTTCTTACTATACACGTGGAGATATGGGTCGCCAAGAAGGTTTTGAAAAGTTCCTTGCTAATGATGTATCTGCAACAGAACTAGAAGACAGAATTATGACAGCACAGTCTCGTGTTACAAACGCTAACCCAGAAGTACTTGCTGCACTTAAGCAGTTCTATCCAGGCATTGGCGATGGAGATATCCTTGCCTATACATTAGACCCTGAGAAGGCGCTAACAGATATTAAGCGCAAGGTAACTGCTGCTGAGATCGGTGGAGCTGCTCTTCAAGCGGGACTCAAGACTGGTATGGCACGTGCTGAGCAACTCGGACAATATGGAGTTGACAAAGCCGCAGCAGAAAAAGGATTTGGCACTATTGCTGGTGGCCTAGAACGTGGCTCACAATTAGCATCTATGTATGGAGAAAGTCCATATACACAGACAACAGCAGAAGAAGAAATTTTCAACCTACAAGGCGCTCAAGAATCACGCAAGAAACGCCAGAAGGTTACCGGTCTTGAACAAGCCACATTTGGTGGAAAGACTGGAGTAACATCTGGAGCACTAGCACGAGATCGTGCTGGCGCTTACTAAATAAAAAGCCTGCCACTAGAACGACTGGCCTAGTGGAGCGACAATAAACCAGTAGTAGGAGCCACATAACCCGCCCCAAGGATATGTGAGGCCTGCGCCAACAACTAATAGGGAGAAGGACCACTATGTCCAATTACGACTACGAGGATGAAGACGACATCACAACAGATGATTCGCCTAACGACCTAGTAAAGCAACTACGCAGAGCAGCTAAGCAGAAGGACAAAGAACTCAATGAGCTTAAGGCTCAGTTCGAAGGCCTAAACAAAGCGCAACGCGAAAGAGCAATCAAGGATGCCCTCGCAGCTCGCGGGGTAAACAGCAAAATTGCTTCATTTATCCCACAGGATATAGACCCAACTGAAGAGTCTGTATCTAAATGGCTTGAAGACTATGCCGATGTTTTCGGTATTGAAACAAGCCAAACCCAGGCAACACCTAATATCAATCCAGCCGATGCTGCAGCATATAAGCGTATGACAAACTCCGCCGACTCTGGTGCTTCACCAGAACATAACGGAGACATTATGCAAAAACTAATGAATGCAAATAGCAAGGAAGAACTGGATGAAGTTATTAGATTGTCTGGACTCTAATTCGATCCTAACCAAGAAAGGCTAGACAACAATGGCAATTCCATCAGGTAGTCCAACCACCACGTCTAGCATCAGCAACCTCGTACAAGCAGCATACGATCAGTATGTAAGAATGGCGCTTCGCTCCATTCCTGTAATGCGCTCACTTGCAGATGTTAAGCCAGTACAACAGGCTATGCCAGGATCATCAGTTGTTTTCTCAATCTATTCAGATTTGGCTCAGGCTACATCTACATTGACAGAAACTTCAGATGTATCAAGCATTGCACTAGGTAACCCATCACAGGTTACAGTAACACTGAACGAATACGGTTCAGCAGTTACAACAACAAAGAAGCTAAACCTAACTTCTTTCAACGACGTTGATTCAGCTCTTGCTGACATCATCGCGTACAACGCAGCAGACTCTATTGACAACGTAGTAGGTCAGGTCCTCTCAGCAGGAACTAACGTGATCTACTCAAACGGTCCTTCAGGAACTGCTCCAACTGCATCATCAGGAGTTCTACCAGTAGACACAATGACAGTTGCAGACATCCGCAACGCTGTTGTATCACTACGCACAAACAAGGCATTGCCTCGTATGGGTGAACTATATGCTGCATACCTACACCCACGTCAGTCAGCCGATCTTCGCGCTGAAACTGGTACAGGTGGATTCCAGGAACTAACAAAGTACGTTGAGCGTACACCGTTCGTTGCTGGTGCAGTAGGCGTTATCGAAGGCGCTTTCATCGTTGAGACACCACGTGTCCTAAACGGTCTAAAGCTCTCAA